CAGCTGGCTGGTGGGCAGTCTCCGTTCCTGATCCTGCTCCAGCAGGGCGGGCAGATTAAAGACCAGTTTGGCGGGGTCAAAGGGGCGCTGACAGGGGTTGGCGATTATCTGCGAACACTGATCGGCTTTGTTAACCCTCTCACCCTCAGCCTTGCCGGCTTAACTGTGGGCGCAGGCGCGCTGGCAGTTGCCTGGTACCAGGGAAGCCAGGAAGCGAGTGAATTCAATCGCCAGCTACTGCTGACCGGGAGCTACACAGGGAAAACCTCCGCTGACCTTGCCAATATGGCTGAGCGCATTGGCGGAAGCGCCGGAAAAATTTCTGTGGCAGCGCAGGCCATTGCGGCCGCGCTGGGTACCGGTGCATTCAAAGGTAACGCTCTGGAGACCGTTGCGGCCTCAGCCGTGGCTATGCAGAGCGCCACCGGGCAGGCTATCGATAAAACAATCGCTGATTTCAAACGGCTTGCGGATGATCCTGTAAAAGCATCTATTGCCTTGAATGAGCAGTATCACTATCTGAACGCGACCATTTACGATCAGATTGTTGCTCTGCAAAAGCAGGGGGATGCCACAGGCGCGGCAAAATTGGCGATGGACACTTACGCCAACGCCATGAAGAGCCGTTCGAGCCAGATCAAGGAGAATCTGGGTGATATTGAACGGCTATGGAAGGCAATTAAAGACAGTGCGGCATCAGCCTGGGATCAGATGCTTAACGTCGGGCGGCAGGTTACCCCGGAAGATACGCTCAAAGGCCTGAGAGAGCGGCTTAAGGCGCAGCAGGAAACGCTAAAAACTCTTCAGGGAAGTGCTGCTGCAAGTCCTGATTATGGTTATGGTCGGCAAAGCAGTAACTTCCAGGATGCGGCTGCCTCGCAGCGTCGTAAGGACCAGGAGGCGCTGGTTGCTTCGACCAAATCGCAGATCAGTGCATTAGAAAAAACACTGGCACTGCAAACTCAGGCCGCTGAGCAGAAAGAAAAGGAAGCCGAGGCAAACCAGCGCGATCTCGAAGCGTCGCAGCGCCGCAATGCGAACCTCGAGCAGTACGAATCCAATGCCATAAAGCGTGCCCGTGAGCTTAAACAGCTTGCCGCTGACCGGGCAAAATATACTGATACCGAATACCAGATGATTAAGGCTGGTATCGAAAAGCGCTATGCAGATGCCAAGGTACCGAAAACGCCTGCAGTTAAGGTGGACACCGGAACGCGCAGTTTAGACAGCACCAATGCTGAAACCCTATCATTGCAAGCCCAGTTGAAAACGCTTCAGGAGCATCGTGATCTTAACGATGTGATAAGCCAGCAGCGCAAGCAGCAATGGGATCTGATCTCGAAATTCAGCATTCTGGAGGAGGCCTCCAAAACCCGAGCGCTTTCGAAAGACGAACAGGCTCTGCTGGCGACCAAAGACCGAGCTTTGGCTCAGGCAGAGGTTAATGCCGGGCTGGGTGATCAGATTGCTATTCAGGAACGTCTAAATCGGTTACAGGACAGTTCTCAGAAATACGTCACTCAAATGACTGAGAAAACTGCAGCTCTCAGGGAGAGCGCAGGGCTGAGTTCTCGTCAGGCTCAGCAGTTGCGGGAAGAGGCTCAATTGCGCCAGGGCTGGTTAAATGGCGGAGGTGATCTCGAAGATTCGAGATACCAGAAGGAACTGGCAGCGCTTCGCAATTACTACGCTGAAGAGGATAAGCTGCGTGGCGACTGGAAAGCTGGTGCTGTAAGCGGCTGGAATGAGTATCTGGACGCCGCCACGAATACCTACGATGCCGTGAAGAATGTTGCCAGCTCAACGCTAACAGGTCTGAGCGACATGCTTACCGAACTTATGACGACCGGTAAAGCATCGGTTAAAGAGTTTGGCAAGTCGATGCTCAAGATGATCCTGGACGTGACGAACCGCCTTATGGTTGCCTACGCAGTGCAGGCCGCAATGGGCTGGATTAGTGGTGGCTCTGTTGGCGGCACTACACCAGGCGGAGCGTATGCAAACGCTGCTGCAGGCGTAACGTTCAACGCTAAAGGCGGAGTCTATGAATCGCCGGGCCTCAGCAAGTACGTGAATGGCGTCTACGATTCACCTCAGTATTTCACCTTCCAGGGGGCGTCGAAGTTTGCCAAGGGCGGTGTCTTTGCTGAGGCCGGAGCTGAGGCGATTATGCCGCTGACGCGTGACTCAGCTGGACGGTTAGGCGTTAGAGCGCAAGGTGGCGGTGGCGTTGCCCCGGTAATTAATACTACCGTGAATGTCGATGCTGGTGGTTCAGCAACAGCCCATACGTCCAGTTCTGGCGACGCCATGGGGCGCGCCCTTGCCGATGAAATGCAGAACGCCGCTCTGCAGGTGGTTCAAAAACACCTTAAGCCTGGTGGCATGATCTACAACTTCACCAAAGGCCGGTAGTGTTTACTTTCACCCCTGGTTATCATGGAACAAACCATGCTAATCAAGGGGATGATAGTGAATAAATTGCTGCTTTTGGCTGCAACTTGTTTGTTGCTAAATGGCTGCGTCGCGCCAGGCGCAGTAAGCGGGGCATATGAAACGGAATATCAAGCCAGAGGGAAATGTGCCTATGACGCATCTAAACTTAGCGGGTGGAAAGAGTCATTCACCGCAGCCAATTTCAAGGCGCAAAGGCGTCCAGATGGTGATTGGCAGTGCATCCAGGTTTATGGCTCAGTTCTGGATCAGCAAATCAAAGATAGCCGTGACGAATATTATGCCAACATTGATGGGGTGAGTTTAGAAACTTATAAGCAGCGAAAAGCGGATAGCATGAAGCGCATTGAACAGGCATATAAAGATCTGTTTATGGCTAAAGAGCGTCTTTATGAAGATTATCGAAAAGATGGAAAGCTCCACACTGACACGTATACATTGCCAGATGGCAGTGTTAGGTCAGTAACAATTCAGGGTGACAAGCGATGCGAATCGTATGTTGATGCCTCTGGATCATCGTCTTCATGCATTTGACACTAAGCCCCGCCCGGGACTTTACCGAACTCGAGCCTCGCTAATGCGGGGCTTTTTTTATGGAGCAAACATGGCAGTTGAAACCTACAGATGGCGTTCACAGCTCGGCGCTGGCCCCATTGAATACGGCAAGACGGTGCGTGCGGCGCAGTTTGGCGATGGCTATGAGCAGGTGGCCGAGAACGGCATCAACTCCACCGCGATCCAGGTGCCGATGAAACATACCGGCACTGAGACAGAGGTAAACGCAGTGCGCGATTTCCTCCTGGCTCATACCGTGAAGGCCTTCATCATTACGCCGCCGGGCGAAGAGAAGGGGATGTATCGCGTTGTCGCCGACTCTGTTCGCAAAAACCAGATCAACAGCAAGTTTGCAGAGCTGACATTCACCATTAAGCGCGCCTATGGCGTATTTGCCTGAGGTATGACATGACAGCACTGATTGATACAGCAGCGAAGCTGGCACCGGGTGGCAGGGTTCGCCTGGTCGAAGTGGATGCCTCAGAGTTCAGCGGCGGGATCCACCGCTTTCACTACAGTCCGTTTCCCCATACGCCTGCCGAGATTGACGCGGCGAACGGCGACGAGGCCAGGCTGGGGCCGAAGCCCATTATCTGGGATGGCAACGCCTACGAGTTCTGGCCTTTCCAGATTGCCGACCTGGCGCTTTCAACGGATCAGGCCGCAGAGCCAAAGCTCAGCGTGTCTAACCTCGACGGCCATATCACTGCGCTGTGTCTCCAGTTTAAAGACATGGTGAATGCAAAGGTGAGCATCATCGACACCTATGC